CTTCCGATCTGGGGAAAAATGAGGAGAAAGAGCGGTGTTGTCTAGCTTTTTGTTTTTATGCATAATTAGAGCTCTAGGGTATAACTATAACTAACTGAAACACAACAACTTAGAAAATAAAACAAAAATAAACATGAGTAAAGGCCGAAAAAAAACTTTAACTAAAATAAAAAAAATGCAAGGCACGGATGTTCCTTGTAGATTGATTGAAAATGAAATGCAAGTTGACCTTGTAGGAAAAATTCCATCAGCTCCAAAATGGCTTTCAAAGTATGGGAAAGAAGAGTTTAACAAGGTGGTAAATCAACTCTTTAATTTACAGATGCTTCATAATGTAGATTTAATTATGATTGAATCTTATTGCAATGAAATATCATTATATAAAGAATGTGAAATTGAATTGAGAAACACAAAACGAATTGATGAATTTACAAGTTCGGAAGGCTTGGTTTTGAGGCGTCAAGCAAATCCATTAATCAAAATGAAAAATGACGCTTTGAATAACGCTCTTAAAATAGCAAGAGAATTTGGATTGACTCCAATTGCAAGAGCTTCAATCAGTGCACCTGTTACAACTAATAACACTCAAATAAATAATTATTTTGATTAAATTATATAAAGGAGATTGCTTAATTGAAAGCGATAAAATAAAAAATGGAAGCGTTGATTTAATATTATCAGATTTACCTTACGGAACAGTTAAAGATATTAAAAATGTAAATCATGGAATGAGTGGTAAATGTGAATGGGATGTAATTATTGATACGAACCAAATTTACAAATTATCAAACCGTATATTAAGAAAGAATGGAAAAATGGTTTTGTTTGCTCAACAACCTTTCACAACAGAATTGATAAATAAAGCAGTTCCAAACTTACCTTTTAATTACTCTATGATTTGGGAGAAAGACCATTTTGCAAATGCTTTAACTGCTAAAAAAGCACCTTTAAATTATTATGAAGATGTTTTAGTTTTTAGCAAAATACACGATACAGAAAAAAGCCACCCGCTTATTTATTATTTTATGAGTGAATTAAAAAAAACAGGGATGAACCAAAGTGATGTAAATAAATTATTAGGCAATAAAATGGGTGGGCATTATTTTACAAAAGGCGTTCAATTTTGTTTACCTACTGAAAAGAATTATTTGAAACTACAAAGCACTGGATTTTTTACAACACTTTATAAAGAACTTAAAGAAATAGACAACCAATTTAAAAAGAAATTTGCAAGCACCTTTAACCTATTGGAAGGGAATAAATATAAAAGCAATATATTAAAATACAAAAAGGATTATGATGGTTACCATCCAACTCAAAAGCCTGTTTTATTATTAGAGGATTTAATAAAAACTTTTAGCAATGAAAATGATTTAATTGTTGATTTAACAATGGGTAGTGGTTCAACAGGGGTTGCTGCAAAAAACACTAACAGAAATTTTATTGGAATAGAACAAGATGAAAACTATTTTAATATAGCGAAAAAAAGAATTAAAGAAACAAAACAACAAACTAAATTATTTTGACTAAATTTTATTTTGACAAAGAAGCCGCATCAAAAGCAATCGGATTCATTGAAACTTTTTGCACACATACAAAAGGAGAACTTGCTGGTTCTCCTTTGATTCTTGAGGATTGGCAAAAAAAAATAATTGGAGATTTGTTTGGATGGAAAAATGAAAATGGTTTTCGTAAATATAGAACGGCTTATATTCAAGTTCCAAGAAAGAACGGCAAATCAACGCTCTGTGCTTCATTAGGATTATATATGACTTTTGCAGACTCTGAAAGAGGCTCTGAAATTATCTCAGCTGCCAGCGATAGAAGTCAAGCTGGAATAGTTCATGAGATTGCAAAGCAAATGATTAACAATAACTCAGAGTTAACAAGGAGAGCAAAAGTTTTCAGAAACTCAATTACTAATGAAGCGAAAGGAAATTTTTATCAGGCCATCAGTGCAGATTCAAACACGAAACACGGCCTGAATTGTAATTGCGTTATATATGATGAACTACACACGGCAAAATCAAGGGACTTATGGGATACACTTTTGACATCAACGGGAGCAAGAACTCAGCCTCTAATGATTGCAATAACAACGGCGGGATATGATAAACAAAGCATCTGTTATGAATTGTATTCTTATTCAAAGAAAGTAGAAGATAATATTATTTCTGATGAAAGTTTTTATTCTGCAATATTTGAATCTGATTTGGAAGATGACATCAAAGATGAAGAGGTTTGGAAAAAAGCAAATCCAAATTATGGAATTAGTTTAAAAGAAGATTACATGAAAAGAGAATCTCAAAGAGCAATTGATGTTCCAAGTTATTCCAATAGTTTTAGGAGGTTAATGTTAAACCAATGGACTGATTCAGTAACGGCTTGGATTGGTGCAAAAGAATGGGAGGAATGTGGAGCTGATGTTGATTTAAGTAAGTTTGAAAATCAACCTGTTTGGATGGGCTTAGACCTAGCCTCAACAAGGGACATTAGTGCTTTAACATTATTATTTAAAGATGAAGATGGTTTTGTTATATATCCTTATTTTTTCGTTCCAGCTGAAAACGCAAAAAGGAGAAGTGAAAGAGATAAAGTTGATTACATAACTTGGGAAAAGCAAGGTCATATTATTTATACGGCTGGAGATGTTGCTGATTATAATTTCATAAAAGAAAAGATTAGAGAGATAGGAGCTAGATTCAATGTTCAAAGCATTGCTTATGATAGATGGAACGCCAGTCAACTTGTTATTGATTTGACAAATGAAGGCGTTCCAATGGCTCCTTTTGGCCAAGGATTCGTTTCAATGAGCGCACCTTCAAAAGAAGTAGAGGCTCTTATTATTGGAAAAAAAATAATACATAACAACAACCCAGCTGCTGCTTGGATGATTTCAAATTGTGTAATGGAAGAGGATGCTGCTGGAAATATCAAACCATCCAAAAAAAGAAGTTCAGAGAAAATAGATTTTGTAGTTAGTTTAATTATGGCGGCGGGAGAAATGATGACAATGGACGACTCAAGCTCAGTTTATAATGATAGAGGATTGTTAATATTATGAAAGATAAAATTATTTTAATTAGTGCAGATGGATTTGTGAGAGAATTTTGGAAGCGTGCAAAAGAGCATAAAACATTGATTCAAGCTTATGAAAATCTTGAAAAAGATTATAAAGAAACATTTGGAAAAAGACGTTATTCAGACTACAATTCATTCAGAGTTTGCCGAGATAGAAAGACAAAAAAACAATAAAAATCTAATTTTACATAATTAATATTATGTTAAATAGAGTGAAAAAATACTAACCTAGTAATTTTAACAGGTTGTATTTTCTAAGTTTTTTAATATACTGATGAGCAAAACATAACAAAGTTTCTTAGAAGTCATTAAAATAGTCTTAAACAAAGGAAACAATGTTACATAAAAAACGACAAAAATAGGCTTATAATTGCGAAAAATTATACTGTGGGAATACTGCAAAGGCTTCAAAACATATTTACAACAACGCCTAAAAAAGGCGATAAAAGAAGCATAAACTACAGCTTTGGATTTGGAAATAAAATCTCAGTTAGTCCTTCATCAGCTTTGACTTTCTCAGCTGTTTGGGCTGCAATGAGATTGTTAAGTGAATCAGTTTCATCACTACCAATCAAAGTTTGTAAAAAAGAAAACAATGGAGATATTGTTGAAATTGATAATGATATTTCTTATTTATTAAAATACGCTCCCAACACTTATCAAAACAAAGTTACCTTCTTAGAAAAAATAATGATGGACTTGCTTTGCAATGGAAATTCTTATGTAAGAATTGTAAGAAATAATTCTGGAAAACCTATTGAATTATTGCCTTTGAATTATGCGGGAGTTCAAGTTTATCTAAAAGAAAATAAATTATTTTATACTTCGGATGAAGTTGGTGGAACTTTTACATCAGAGGAAATATTACATTTCAAATTAATTACAGATGTTAATGCAACAAAAGGAGTAACACATACGGAAGGAGGAATTGTTGGTTTAAGTCCTATTGAACAAAACGCAAATGCAATTAGTTGGGGGCAATCTGTTGAAGAGTATGGAGCTACATTTTTCTCTAATGGAGCAAAACTTTCTGGAATATTAAAAACATCAAGGAGTTTATCAGAAACTGCAATTGATAGACTACGTTCATCCTTTAATAATAATTATGCAAAACTTAGTGGAGCAAATCAAACGGCAGTTTTAGAAGAGGGGCTTGAATATCAGCCAATAAGTATTTCAAGCGAACAGGCCCAGTTTCTCCAGAGTAGGAACTTTTCAATAACTGAAATTGCTAGAATCTTTAATATTCCGCCTCACATGTTAAAAGATTTAAGTAAATCAAGTTTTAATAATATTGAAATGCAATCTCAGGAATTTGTTACTTATACTTTAATGCCTTATTTAACAAAGATTGAAATGGAGTTAAACATGAAATTATTTAGAAGAAATCAAATTGGCAAAGAGTATATTAAATTTAATACAAATGCTTTATTGAGAGGGAATATTAAAGATAGAACTGATTTTTACAAAGCTGGAATAACAAATGGATTCATGACAATAAACGAGGTTAGAAGAAAAGAAGATTTAAACAGAGTTGAAGGAGGAGATAAAAATTTCATTCCTTTGAATTTAACTGATATAGAAAATATATAATGCCAGCTAAAGAATGTGAAAATGGCAAATGGAAGTGGGGGGAAACTGGAGCTTGCAAATACGATTCTAAAGAAGAGGCTGAAAATGATAATGAAAATTATTATAGAGATTTAGAAGATATTGATTTGACGCCAACAAAAGGAATGGTTGAAGCGGCAACAAGAGGATTGGAACTTAGAAAAGAATTTGGAAGAGGAGGAACTGAAGTTGGAGTGAAAACAGCTAGAATGATAATATCTAACGAATTAACAATTCCAAGAGTTAAAAAAATGTATGCTTACTTTCAAAGACATGAAGTTGACAAACAAGCAGAAGGATTTGAACTTGGAGAGGATGGATTTCCATCAGCTGGAAAGATAGCTTGGATGTTGTGGGGAGATGACGCTGGAATGAGTTGGAGCACAAAGAAAAGAAATCAAATTGAAAAGGAAGAGAAAGAAGAAAAACAACAAATAACAAACATTTGGGATATTAAATATAATGATATTATGGAAAAAAGAATATAC